TCGGACCTAACTGGACCTGAAAAAGTTGAATTCGCCATAATTTCCTCCTCGGAAATAAGTTCTATTGTCTCGGCTTGTCTGCTAGGTCAGTCGATAGAACAAGTTAATAATCCTAGTCCCTTGATTGTATATTAGTTTATAGCAAAAAAAAAGGAGAGCATCAGCTCTCCTTTTGTGGGTTTTTTGATAAATTTTAAAATCTTTCAAAATCTGAAAGCTCTTCTTCATATTCATTTGTTATTTTATCAAGTTCTAAATCATCCCAAAAGGTAGTAGAGCAAGCATCATTTAAACAATCTGTTCCTGTGTTACCTCCCCAATTAATCCACCTAATAGAATAGTCTCCCGCCAGCAAATCAAAAGCTAGGTCAGGACATTTAATATCTTCAACGCTTTCTAGTTTGTTGTCCTTTAGTTGTTTTGCTAAAGGTACAATTTCATCTAGCTTTGCAAAGTGAATTGTTTCTAAGCCGTCTACACTTTTGCAGGCATCTATAAGTTTATTTATGTCAGTGTGATATTCGGTTGCAAATTCTGTACAACCCCAGTTCCACATCTCGTAAGCATCTACCCTAAAGCCATAGCCTTTTTCGATAGCTTTGTCAGTTATTCTTGTTAATAGTGATTTCATATTTTTTCCTATAAATAAGGCAGCTTATTAAGCTGCCTCTGTGTTGTGGTTAATTCTAGCCAAGACTTCTGGCGCGTAAAAAACTCTGAAGTAGAATTTTTCTTTGACCATTTTGCCTTTGGTTACCTTGCTCTCAACTTCACGCAATGTGTAAAGAGGTGATTCAGTCACTACAGCTTTTAGACCTTTAAGACCTTTGCCTGTAATTCCATCTATCTTTAGAGCTTGTTTGAAAGTGATAAATTCACTTCCCATGTTATACCCGGCTTGAAAAAGTTGTGTGCTGTTCCATGTGCCGTACGATTTTCTAGTTAAGTAGTTTTTCATTTTTCTCCATATTATTGATTAACTACTAATTATTATAGGGACTATTCTATTGAAGTCAACACTTATTTACACTTTATTTAATATTTATTTTAGGCAAAAAAAAGGGAGCCGAAGCTCCCTTTATGGTTATTAAGAAACTTACGCTCCTTGTGAACCAAATACTCCACGCCAATTAGAAACACCAAAGCTATATCTTTCTCTAGCTTTGTATCTAATGTTGCCTGTTGAAAACTCAGGCTCCATAGATGTGTTAAGGCTTGAGCGATTAAACATTTTTAATCCCTCTCCGTCTGAGTTAACTGATGTCAATATAAAATATGCATCAGGGTCAGTCAGATAATGGTTTACTGAAAAACCATTTGGTATTGAGCCTTGATTTCTAATCGAGTTGATGTCGTTATCAGAGCTATTAACTCTACCCGGTGTATTTAAAAGTCTATCAGCCACAAAAGTAAGTTGTGGTGGGACAATTATTTTGTCGGGTCTAACTGCAATAGTTAGGTTTCTGTCATCAACAAAAGTTGAAATATCAATAATGTTATCTTCTAAAGAAGTTTCATTAAGATCAGCCATGGTTGTAGCTCTGTTTGCAGCACTTCCACCGCCCGCTAACGGGTGATCTGTTGCTATCAATACTTTGCCATCACCAATCGTGTGGTCAGAATCAAATGCATTATTCAATACGTTTGCTCCTTTCACTTCTTTGGTATGTTGCATACTTCTGGCTAATGCCTTTGTATACCTTCTACCAAGCTGGTCATAAAGATTATCTTCAATTGCTTCTTGGGTTAATGCAAAAGCTAGGGACACAGTTTCGTGTGTATATCTTGCAGTGTAACCTTCAGATGCACTATCAAAGTTAACTCCGCCGCCTTCTGTTTTCACAGGAGCCGCACCGAATCCAACAATCATAACTTCTTCTTCAAAAGCTCTTTCAGAATCTTCTACAGAGAAAATTTCTGAAAATTCATTGTTGTACTCATCGTATTCTAGTCCAAATAAGGCATTTAGACCGGGTTCAAGTTCTTTCGCTAATTGCGCTCTACTTATCGCCATTTCTTATACTCCTATTATGCTAGACCTGCGCCTTTTTGACCGCAGATATGATTTTGTATTACAACCATTACGTTTGTATTCGCTGAGCCGACATCTGAGTTATCAGGGTCTTGACTAATGTCAATTGCTTTTAGCGGCAAACCTACTGTAGTTGCGCCTGTTGTGACATCTAACTCTCCCCCTGAAATACCTGTATAGGTACTGCCTGAGTTTGTGTAGACGATGTCAAAGTTACCAAACAAATCCGCCACTGGGAAAGTGTCGTCTGCTTGGATTTCAAAGACCGTATTAGGGTCATCGTGTATAAAAGCAATTAAGTCCGCAGCGTTCGTGCTTGCAGGGTAATAATTACTAAATACTTGCTCGTCAGTTGTTGGGTCTGTATACATGCAACCGTTAAAAACTCCAACTATAGGAACAGTTCCACCATCGGCATGGATTTCCACGGTGCCACCTGTGACTTGCATCACCATGTCGCCTTGAAAAATGCTTGTTCCGTAGTTTGCAGCAATTCGGTAACGGCTTTGACCGCCAGAATAGGGCGCTCCGCCCATTTCTCGTACAGGTTTTAGACCAAATGAAGCGTCTTTATTCGCCATATTTTTATCCTACCTTTTTTTTCCAAATGATACATCAGATCGTCTGTCACTAGAATACTTTACATAGTTGTTGTTGCCATCGACTTCATTGAACATTGTGTTATCAAGAGCTTGATTCTGTTGAGAATTTTTGCCTTTGTAATATTCATTTCTTTCTTTGGTTGTTTCAACCGGTATCTTAGCTAAGATCAATCCACCTACGCTAATGACCCCCGCGTGTTGTCCATGCTCAATTGTTGGTAATGGGAAATCGGGCATTTCATCCTGACGGACAAACTCCCAGCCTTCTCGTAAGCGGGCAGAAACATTGTTTCTGTCCTCTATACCTACATACTCTGACCTAATCCATCGGTATTTATAACCTTCGGGTGCGGGTGGAGTTTCAAGCATCCTTGCGGGCTGCCATGGCTTTCTTCTAGCTTTTTTATCGTGTTGCTCTTCATCACGAGATGTGCGGGTTACTTCGTCAATTTTTTCTAAATCCATTATTTTGCTCCTTCTAGTTTAACGATTTCTTTGCCAATACGTTTGAGCCATTCCTTCTCGCTCATGCCATAAGGCTTCAAATTGCTTTTAACAGAAACATGATTAGGACTAATCGTAACTCCGTTTCTCTTTCCTTGCGCTTGTTGACGGCTTCCAGTGGAAGCAGAAGCTACTCTTTGCACAGATGAGTTTGCTCCTTTTTTGTCGGTTGTTTCAGTTGTAATATTCAAAACTTTATTTAATCTATTATCCAACTCTTCATAGTATTCATCACTTGAACCATCAAAGCCTTCGCTTTGTAAGTCTTCATGAATCCCCATAGCGGTATAAGTTTTTACTCTATCCTTTTGGAACCAAGTATTCTTTTCCGCCCAGTCTACTGCTTTAGAGTCAGGCTTAGGTTTATCATACACTTGTTCTCGAGGTTTTTGTACATTTTGTTGAACAGCCTGTGAGTTGTAATCTTCTTGTTGCTGTTGTTGCATTTTTGCCAACCTCACCCTTTCTTCTTCTAGGGATACTTTGTTAAGCAGCTCAACGCTTTTTAACTCTAAATCCGGGTCGTTGGTTTCTCTTGCTTTTTTGTACAAATCTTCTGCTTGTTGTCTCTGAGATTTGACACGGCTTTCATATTCATCCGTGTAACTTTTATCCAGAACATTTGCTCTCGATTTAACATTGTTGTATTCACCTTGCAACGAGTAGTATTTTCCCTCAGCGTTGCTGGCTCTTTCTTCAGCCATACGAATTCTTTCGTTTAGCTTGTTTATTCTTTTGCTTACACCACGGGTGTATTTATCAAGTTCGTCTTCTCCGCCTGAGTCGGGAGAAGCTTCTTGCTCTTCATTGGGAATTTCTATTGTTTCAGAACTTTCCTCTAAATCGTCAAGTTGAACCTGAATGTCTTCGTTTTGTTCTTCAATCATAAGTTTCTCCTATACTGAAACGATGTCATCAGGGTTAAGAATGGTAGCAATTACTTCATCATCATTGATAATGCGTACTTCACTTTCATCCGCCAATTTAAACCTAGAACCTGCATATCTACCAATAAGAATCCATTGTCCTTTTTCGCACCAAGCTTTTTTAAATCTCTTGGCATCGTTATAACAATCTGGACCCATGGCTACTACATACGCAACAACGGTTGCTAAGGTTTCCTTATCTACGGTTTCCTTAGTAAGCAAGATACCGCCTTCGGTTACTCCCTTGCCCTTATAAGGCAGAACCAAAATACGCCAGCCAGTAGGCTGAGGCATTCTTTCTAAGATGTTTTTATCAAGCAGAGTTGGGTCTAAAACCCTTTCCTCTTCTTTAACAAAAGCATCTTCTAAATTTATCAAGTCTTCTTTATCTTTTGCAAGATTTTCTTTAGTCATCGACAATATCTCCTTCGTCATGTAAGTGTTCTTTTATCTTATCATGAATATAGGAAATTGATGAAATTTCACCCATTAAAAAATTATATTTTTCCATGTCTTTTATCCCACCAGACATTAAAATTTCTTGAATCTGCTCTTCTCTTTCTTTTAAACTTCTCCTTATGAGACGTATAAAAGAGTACATATCAGACATTTAGTAAATGCCGTTAAATTTATTGCCTCTTAAAGCAGCTCCTTTTCCTCTGCTTTTGCCTTTGCCATAGCCGGGCTTTCTAGGCTCAACTTTGACATCTTTTGGCTGGGACATTGGAATGCTTCCTTGTCCTTTTATTTTTACTGAAGTATCTACTTTCATTATTTTCTCCTTGGTTATTAATTGTGTCTATTAAACACGTTTTCTTTTGGCGTTTGCCGTTCTAGCAAAAGACCTGTTAGCGCTTTGATCTGACATTCTAAGATTGCCAGAATTATTATTTAAAGGGTTGTTGTCCAAATGAGCAACATCTTTGCCGTCACCAATTGATGCTCGACCTGCTTTAACCATTTGCCTTCTTGCTTTGTTTCTGGCTGCTCGCCTTGCTTTTTGTTTTGGCGAGCTATGATAGTTAGCGTATTCCTTCTCGTAATTTCTTGTCATTTATTTTTTCTTAGCTGCTACCTTTCCACCTTTTCGTCTGGAGATAGCTTTTCTTGCTGCCGTGAGTGCTGTTTTTTTTGGATTTGCAACAAATTTCAAAGCTCCTTTAGCCGTGCCTTTATAACTTGGTTTTTTTCTGTTTCTACTTCCGGGTTTCATTGATGCCATTATTTACTCCTTTTTGTTGTAACTTGTTTTTTCTTTGCTACAGTTTTTTTCTTAGCCACAACTTTTTTCTTTGGTGTTTTTGCAGGTTTTTTTACTTCTGGCTCTGCAACAACAACATCTTGTTCTGGCATAACATTAACTTCATTAAGTAAAATTTCAGAATTTTGTTGTTTTAATTCATTAATTTTTATATTTAGTTTTTTTTCTTTTATTTGCTCTGTTCTTTTTTTGTTAATTGAACTGGTCATTTATTCATCCTCGCTTGTAAGTCTATTAGTTTTAACTCGGCTTGTTGCTCAAGTCGTTGTTTTGAAATGTCAATTTTGTCAGCATTATTCATTGCCAATTGATCTGCTTTCTGTTGTTGTATTCCTAACTCAGCAGATTTCTCCATTGAGTCTTGTTGTTCTTTGCTTGTAAATTGTTGGTCTTTTAACTGCATCTCTTTGTCTCGTAAGCCAAGCTCTTGTTGTCTTATTGCTACCAATGGGTCTTCTTGCGATGGTGGCTGTACAGAAGACAAGAACTCATTTGACAGTTGAGCCAATATTGGAGAACTCATGCCTTCAATAATAGATTGCACTTGTTGCTGAACCATCATTTGTGATTGCGGGTCAAGTTGCTGTGCTTCTTGCATCATTTGTTGAATCTGTTGTTGCGCCTCTGGTGGCATTTGTTGCTCGGCAATTTGATTAGCCAAGAATTGTAAATGTTGCATGACGTGAGCAATAATCAAAGACTGCAATTGTGGGTTCATCTGTACTGATTGTGTTAAAAACAATGACTTATGAGCCTCAATATGCGCTTCATGGTTTTGTTCTGGGAAGGCTTGCGCAGGCATTCCCTGCAATAGACCACTGTTTTCTATGCCAGCATCAACTGGTTTTGGCGTATTATCTGCGGGTGGCTGCAACAACATTTCTATGTTATCAACTCCCAGTGCCGCATACATTCTGTAATATGCCTCGTATATTCCTTTGGGACCATGCAGCTCTGGATTGGATTGAACCATGGTCAAAAGTTCTTGAGCCATAACGACTCTTTGACTCATGGAGAAGATGTTTGGGTCAGAAACAGGTATAACGTCTACACTCTTACTAAAATCTTCTAGTTTTATTTCTCTTGAGCCACTGCCTGTTTCGTATGGATATACTGGAGGCAAAAACTCTCCAAACACTCTAGCCAATATTTTAAATTCTGTTTTTTGTGAGTAATGCAATCTTTTGTGAATTGCGCTCATAACCTTGGTTCCTCTTTCTAAAAGAGCAATTGTTGTGCCTACAGGCATAGCTGCATTGCTGTCACCAACATTCATATCTGCTATAGAGGCAAATCGTTGACCACTTTGAACCAATAAACCGAGCAGTTGGAATAACACGCTGCTTGGCTCTTTGTATGGCAATGGCATTAAAGAATCGCGCAAAGCTCCGCCCGGAGCATCTACATCTCTAAACTCACCCGGCTGCAACGGCGAGGCTTCATCTCTTATTCTTATGCCTCTGGCTTTAAAACCTGCTGGTAAATTAGACAATGTGCCTGCATCAATTAATTGTCTTAAAATCGAGGTTGATGCCTTAGATATGCCACCAATCATGTGAGCAAGACCTAATCCATAAAAACCTAATCCCGGTAAGAATTTGTATTGGATAAAATAATTTATCTTGTTCTTAACTGGGTCTTCTGGCTCGTAATTTCTTCTTATAGACAATACTTGTTGCGATGATTCATCAATTGTAATGATGTATGGAAGCTTTAATCCTGTTAATTCGCCCGTTTCATTTACGTCTTCAAAACCTTCTATGTCTTCTACGGTATGAATTTCGTAAAGTTTTCTTTGGTCATCGTCACTGTAATCAGGCTCGATTCCTTGAATTTCATCAATCTCTTCCTTAACGCTGTCTCTAATGTCAACCGTGCTGCCGGTAAGCTCTGTATCCATGTAAAAACCTGAAAGCTGCAATTTCTTTAATTCATTGCTACTCATTGAGACAATGTGTGTAACTCTTTCTGCGCTTAGTAAATCTGTGGCTTGATAAGGCACCAGTAAATCTTCGGCAGGAACAAACTTAGATACAGGTCTTCTTAATGCCGCATCGTAATAAACTTTCTTAAATGCACTTCCTGACAAGGGCAGATAAAACAACAATTGGTCAAGCTCGGGGTCATACTCTGGCATTTCGTTCATGATGTAATAATTCATAAACTCAGCAACTCTTTCAGCTTGCATTTCTACGGTAGCATTTCTTTGTCCAACAATTTGTGTCTTGACTGGACCGCCTGCTGGCAATAGTTCTTTGTATGCTTGCGCTTGAAATTGGGTAACACTTTCTGCCAATAAGGGGTGAATTACTCCTGAAGCACCCTCAAACGGCTGACTTCTTTGCTCGTCAAAACTCATGCCTAGATATTTTAGACCGTCTGTGTAAGTTTTTTCCCATTCTCTTCTGGCTTCTCTGTCGCTATCCACGTTGTTTATATGCTTGGATGCAATAGAACCTAGGATATCATCGTCTAAGTATTCTGCTAAATTAGCGTCAAAAGGAATATCTGGCTGCTCTTCTTCTTGTGGCTCGCCAAATTCTATGCCGTCTTCTGAAATAGTAACCTCGTATGCGTCTAATAGCTGCTCATCAAAAGTGGGAGCCTCAGCCTCAATTACAACTTCTGCGCCCTGATCTATTATGTCAGGATTACCTTCTGTGCCTAATTTTCTTTCAATTGCCATAATTTTCTATTATATCCATAAAAATTAATAATAACTTAATTCTTTCCTGTCAAATGATACCTCATCTTGATAGTCTGTGCCTAGCTCTATCAAGCCACCTTGTCTAATTCTCATTAGTGCCATGGTTGCGGAATCAGCAAAGTCATCGTTTTCTCCGTAGGGAAAAGATGCCATTTCTTCTATTACTTCTTCTGCAAAAGCATCTTCTGTTGCCCATACCATGCCGCTTTCAAACATAGGTGACACAGAGTTCATTCTGGCTATTTTATCTTGCCCTCTGCTTGGAGAGTAAGATTGTACCGGTATGCCTATTTTTCTAAGCTCTTGTGTTAAAGGCGTGCCACTTGCCTTGGCTTCAATTAATACTATGTCAGGCTCCCAGTATTTGTATTCTTCTAAAGCCACTTTTTTTAACTCTGGAAAATCTACACGGTGCCTTGATGCATCCAATAATATTACGGCATTTTCAGTTCCGTCTTCTGGGTCAAATATTCCCCATGTGGTTATTGCTGAATAATCGGCTGTTTCTTTTGCGCTAAAAGCCGTGTCATAACTTTGAATGATGCATTGACAGTCTGGTATGCCTTCTTTCTCCCAAGTCTGCCACCACTCACGTTTTATTATTGAGCCAGATTCGGCTGTTGGGTTTTGCATCCATTGCGCGTTCCATTTAGAAATTGGCAGTGATGCCTTTACGCCTAACAGCTCTTCCTTCTTCCAGAACTCACCCCACAAAGGTTCGCCTGTTTCTGGCATGATTGCAGGAAACTCAACCAGCTCCCATTGATCTGCGTGTTCTTCGTTTTGTCTTTTTAATAATCTTCCTGCTAAGTCTTTGGTTGACCATCGCGTCATTACCAAAATGATAGTACCACCGGGTTGCAACCTCTGACGTGGACCTGACGTATACCATTCCCAAGCACCATCCATTGCAGTTGGAGACATGGCATCTTGCTCAGAATGCGGGTCATCAATAATTAACAGATCAGCGCCACGACCTGTAATTGCACCACCAACACCAGAATAGAAAGCTTCTCCGCCGTCACTGGTTGTCCACCTGCCTGCTGATTTGTTATCGCCAGAAAGAGTTATGTTGGGAAAAACAGTTTGATAATCTTCGGAGTCAATAATGTTTCTTACTCGCCGACCAAACCTTACGGCTAATTCTGCTGTATGGGTTGCTTGTATAATTTTTAAACTAGGGTTTAGACCCATCATCCAAGCTGGCAAAAAGGTAGAAGCAAATTCTGATTTAGAGTGTCTAGGCGGAAGGCAGACAATTAATCTTTTAAGCTTGCCTTGCGCTATGCGGTTAAACTTCTCTGCAAGAATTTTGTGATGCCGACCCATAATGAATCCTTGCCACATCATTTGCACAAACTCTAAAAAATCATCTTTGCACTTTTCTCTGCTTTTAATGTTCTTCCATTTATCAATAAGAGTTAAGGCTTCAAGTTGCTCGTCTTTTGAAAGAACATCAAAAGATTTTATTTTTTCTAAATTAAGCATCAGACGGGAAGTTGATATGTATATTCGTGGGAAACAATCTCAACTTCCCTAGACATGAAGTTGTAGGTGAGAGGAGATATGTACAAATACCCAAACAACATGTCATATTGCATTTTTACACACATTTATATGTCTGACCATTCCAGTCCTTCAAAAAGTTTGGCTTCAGCCTTTCTTCTTCTGACAAGTCCTTCTAAAACTTTGCCTCCAGCCTTGTTCCAACGCTTAATTTGATTAGGTACTTCATCCCAATCTTTTTCATTTATTTTGGTTAGCATGGTACTGCTATTAAGATTTGTAGGACCTAAGTTGTATGTCCACGCCGTAAGAGCATCAAATTGATTTTGCTCCAAATCAACTTTTACCGCATCATTTACATAGCCACCGTATTCATGCAGCTCTTCTTCAAGCCAAGCATCGGCTTGTTCTTGTGTGCAAGTATCACCAGCTTTTACTCCTTTAGTTCTGCCATAAGCAATGGTTAGGACATCCACGGCATCGTAATAGGATTCTAGTTTACAGCCTTCAAATTTTTTGATTAAAGCTATTCCTTCGTTTGATATATTCATTTACTTTCCTTTGTTGTGGTAACTTTTTTATAATAAACAACTACTTCTTGCAACTCACTAATGTATCTTTTTAGCTCTTGGGTGTTGTATGCCATTAACTCATAGTCGGTAACAGACATAGCCAAGAAAACAACGCTACCACTTTCTTTTTCTATGCGCGACAAAAATTCTTCTATGTTTTTGTCGGATACAACATACCAATAAGGGTCGTTTAAAGATATGGCTCTGGGCATAACCGGCTGTGCTATAGATCGCTCTATAGGCTTAGAAATAATTTCTACTTGCTGCCTACTCGGAAACAGGCTGCAACTGGAGATTATCGTCAAGACTGTCAATAGCCCTGCTAACTTCCTCGATGCTGTCAAATACTTTCTTTGTTCCATTGTTTACCCTCTTTTCTATTAAATTTGGTTTAGCTATGGCTAGTTTGGTTAAATTGTGTCTTTTAAATATATCCAGATACCGGGTCATTTCTTGTTCGATTTCGTTGTTTCTTTTTTGTATTTCAAGCAAGCCTTCAGTTTGTGTTTTAAAATCTTGTTGCAAGGTTTCTATGGCTTCTTTTTGCTCTTTGTCTCTTAGTTCAAATGCTTGATTTAATTCAGCCAGTTTAGAGTTTTCATTCCAAAGAAAAAGAGTAAGCAACCCTAACGCCGTCAATATGCCCAATAAGATTCTACTCATTGTGTATTTTTGCTCATGCAGGATCGCCATTCACTTTGATTAATTTCATTGGGGTAGCTTGTGTATAACTTTGACCTGCAATGCTCAAAGTTAGAATCTTGAGAATCGCTTGTAACAGGAACAGAGGCAAAACTAGTAAGCAAGACAACCGCTAATAAAATACGCATTAGCCGTTAAGTGGATTATCGTCTTTGTTTTCTAGTTTGCTTATATTTTTTTCTAAAAACTGTAAATCGGCTTTAATCGTAGCTATGTCTGTTTTAATTTCCGTTAAATCAGGAACGGCAATGCTATCAATTTCTTTTTCTAAAAACTGTACTGATGTTTCAATAGATGCAAAGCGTTCTTCAATAACCTTCATTTCGTTTTCAGTTTCACCTATGCCGCCTATTTTGGCTTCAAGGTTAGCTATGCGATTAACGTAAGTCGCTCCGGAATAGCCGAAACCGGCTAGAGTTGTAACTATTGTTGCAAGAGCAATTAGTTGCCCTGTTTTACTTTGGAACCAATCCATAATTATCTCCACATATTAGGTTGGTCACTTATCATCTGACTCAAACCTTTTAAATTATCATTAACCAAGCCGTAAAAAGCATTGGTGTTGTCGTCTAGTGTAGCAGAAGTATAAATATTTGCACTTATATACCAATCTTTTGAATCAGGCACGCTTGTTTGTGAATAAGCGTTAAAATCTGGAACATAGCCAATTAATGCTATAAGTTTTGACTCATCTCCATACTCACCCGTATCTTCTTGTTCTTGCTCTATCTCTTCTTGCTGTGCTTCTATGTTTGCTGCAATAATTTTATCTGCTATTTGGTCTGCTTCTGAAGAAGTCATTACACCAGAAGATGCAGTATCAATCTCGCCCTGAACATTGCTTACCTGAACATCCGCAATAGTCATGGAGGCTGTGTCTGTAAATGTTGGCATAGGCGCAGTAGACACACTCATGTTTGATGAGCCACCAGAAGTATTTGACATAGACAGCACTTGATTGGTTTGTTGTGATGCGCTGGCAAATTGATCTGATGCACTGGGTGAGCTAGAGGTGCTAATGCCTCCGCCTGATGAGCCAGAGCTTGTTGAAGCGTTTGAGCTATTTGAGTAACTGGTGCTATTGTTATTTGCAGAGCTGCCGGCAGCAGTAGAAAAACTAGCGGTAGCTGTTTTAACCCCATTCTTTATTACATTTAAGGCAACACTCATAAGTCTATTTTTGCCAGTAGGAGATTCATTTTCAACCAATTCAAATTCATCTCTTATCTCGTCTATAGGCTCCTCAGCTTGCTCTTCTTCTCTTTCTAATCTTTCTTCTTCTACCTCAGCCTCAGCCATTCTTTCTTCTATCGCTTCGAAAACTTCTTCAACGGCTTCTTCTTCAAATATTTCTTCAATAAATTCTTCTTCAGGCTCGTCTAACTCAGCAAATTCTTCTTCATGCATTTCTTCTTGATGTCTTGTTTCTTCTTCAAACCATTCTT